CACTACTTAAATAAATAGTATTTAAACTATCAGTTATATTAATTATTGAATTTATTAAGATTTCTAATTCATTTAAAGCAGTAGTTGATAACTGAGAATTAAAACCAGATGGTGTAGTTCCAGAAGAAATATCTTTATCTTGGCAAGGATTTCCATACCAATATCCATCGTTAATTACAACTTTATTATTCACAGAGCTAACAATTAAAGAATTACTTGCTAAAATAGCATATTGAGATAAATTTGAATATGTTGAACTCGTTAAATCTAAAAAACTTGACATATAATATAGAAAGTTTTATAGATTAATTATTTACTAAAATATTATTTTAATTCAACGCAAAAAATAAACTATAAATAAATATATAACTCGAACCGATAAAAATTATTCCATTTAATAATATCAACTGTTTCATCATTTTATTTTCAGTTAAAAGAATATTATTTATTTGTTTTAATGATTTAGAACATATAATAATATGATAGATCATTATATTATTATAAAAAATATGTTTAAGTAGCATAAGTTAACCCGCAGTTGCCAGACATGAAAGTTAATAAATTATATCTTTCTTCAAATATGTATAAGTTATAATTATAATCATAAATTCTCCAAGTTGGTTTATTTACACCAATAATGCCTCCAGATAAGGGATCGCAAATAGCTAATGTTTGGGCCAATGGGTCTAATGGTGGAATTACAGTAACAATTTCAAATTCAATAACATTAAATCGACTCATATTAATAGCACCAGAAGGTTGTAAATCTAAATTATTGCTATGAATACAAAAATTATAACAATATAATCCATTAGGAGCATTACCTGAAGTGCGAGTATATTTTTCTATATAATTAAATATTCCTGCTGGTTGTGTATTTTCTCGATAAGCCCCATCTAATAAAATACCTAGTGAAACTAATATTTCTTTTTCATTCTCAAATGAATAATTACTAGTAATCATCCATCCTGTTAACAATCCATTTGGATTCACACCAGGTCCTATTAATACTTGTGTGGAACTATCACCATTTTTTCGTACGATAGGATAAGTTCCTTCTGCTTTAGCAGGTACAATATCATTCGGTAAATAATTATAAGGCCAATTTGTATAATTACTCCATTCATTTCTTAAATTCACATCACTTCTTTGAAAATAAAAAAGATAACTTGAAACAAGACCTACTGAATCCAATTTAACACGATTTGATCCTGTTACATTAAAAAACTGATACTCATGAACTTGCTTAAATAAATATTTTTGTTCTTGTAAAGCAAATAATCTTTGTTCTTGATCGGATAAAAAACAATAGGTACAATTTAAATGTATATCCGCATTCCATAATACTCTTAAATCAGAATAAGAATCAACACCCAGTTCAACATCAGGAGGAGGTTGTAAAAATCGATAAAACTGCATATAAAACAAATTAAAGTTGGGTGATACATATGGAAATTGATTCACTTCATCTAATACATCACGGATTTGAAACAACTCATTAACGGGACGAAATGTTATATTAATATATAATTCATTATATTGTAAAGAAGTTAATGGAAAAGCCATTTGACTTTTCATTGTGAACCAAGTATTAATAGGGATATATAAAATAGAACCGCGAATGGAAGGCTCAGGTCCATTGAGAGTATTATTAAAATAAGAATTTGGGTACATATTCACACGTCCTCCAGCATTTGCTGGATCATTTAATTCTGGAACATTTCCAATCATTTTATCAAATAACACTTTTTTTGTATCAATAGAATCTCTTTGTACTGCTGATAATAAATAAGAACCAGAAAATTTTTGAATAGTAGTATTTCCACATGTGATGGATATTTCGGAAATCATTTGTGCGCCTAAATTTTCTATCCAGCGAAATTCATAAGGAGCCCACATTCCTTGAGAAACTTCTCCATTATAATAATTATTTTGAATAGGAGGGAAAATAGGACTCCATATATTTGGTAATTGGACCGATACATAAGTATCCATTAGTAAATCAGCGTATCTAGGAATTTTAAACTGAAAATAAGAAGGTTCTGTTAGACGCAATGTTTTAGCGCCTTCAAAATCTACACGAAATTTTTGTAATCCAAAATTAGTATATTTAGAATAAGAACTTTTAAAAAAAGTTTTTGTAGGATTACCATTTAATATTACATTCTGTTGTCCTACAGATACTAAGTTTAATAATCCTCCAGCCATTATAAATTATATAGCGAATATTTTTAAGTTATAATATATAAATATGGTCCAATCAGATACTTCTAACATTACTATTTTATTTATTTATTTAGTTTGTTTTTTAATGATTCTTGTTCCTGTCTCATATTATATTTATGCTGCGACGACACAAAAAAAAGGTGATTGTACGAATTTCGATACCATGTTTGGGGATAAAAATACTCATATAGTATCTATAGATAATACTTATAATTTAGCGTTAAGAGATTACTATATAAAGTCAGCGTATAATTGTTGTTGTCCTGGAAATTATAGAAATGATTTTGTTGAATTATGTGCGTTAAAAGATATATTAAAACAAGGAACGAGATGGTTAGATGTAGAAGTTTTTTCGATCAATAATAATCCAGTTATAGCGGCTTCTACTACAGATAATTATTTTGAAAAAGAAACATATAATTCTATTCCTTTTCAAGACTTTTTATCATGTATAAATCAAAATGCTTTTAGTGATTTTTCACCTAATCCAGCGGATCCTATTTTTATTCATATTCGTTTTAAAAGTAATAATACAGAAATGTATAATTCTTTAACAAAAATCGTCCAAGATAATATAAGTAATAGTAGGTTATTAGATAGCAAATATAGTTATGGATATCAAGTATTAAATACGAGTCCAGATATTCCCGTATATCAAGAAAATTTAGGAAAAGTTAAATTAAATGAACTCATGAATAAAATTGTTTTTGTTGTTTCCCAGCAAAACAATTATTTTATAAATACACCCTTTTATGAATATGTAAATTTAATTAGTGATAGTATGTATTGTAATATTTTAACAGAATATGATGTGAAATTTAATCCTGATATAGAAGAATTAAAAGAACATAATAAACAATATATGACATTTGAAATCCCAGATAATAATTATAGTCCAAGTTGTCCGGATAGTACGGCCGCAATGACTTTAGGAATACAATGCGTAGGAATGAGATATAATACAACCAATACATCTATGTTAATTATAAATGAAGAATTTTTTGATAATTACGGTCATGCTTTTGTATTAAAACCACTACATTTAAGATATGTACCAGTATCCTATCCAGATCCACCACCATTAGAACCTAGTATGAGCTTGGCACCACGACCTGTTACGTTTCCTATGGGAGTAAGTGGAGAAATATAATTTATAATATAATAATATGAAAGACAATATAAATAAACCAAGTATTTGTAAAGATATGAATATAGAAGATTGTGAATTACAAATTATTCGTTTGTCTGTAGACAAATCAGAAAAAAGATTAGGAGCAAAAGTAGCACAATCAAGTGAAATTAAACAAATTATTAGTTTATTAGAAGATTTTCTTCAACAAAAAAGACTAATCTGCTATGGTGGTACAGCTATAAATAATATATTACCTAAAACAGAGCAATTTTACGATCAAAACATTGAAGTTCCCGATTATGATTTCTTTTCTTATAATCCGATTGAAGACGCAAAAGAATTATCTAATATTTATTATAAAAATGGATTCACAGAAGTAGAAGCAAAATCAGGGCAACATCATGGTACATATAAAGTATTTGTGAATTTTATGCCTATTGCTGACATTACTTTTATTCCCAAAGAATTATTTATTAATTTAAAAAAAACAGCTATTAAAATAAGTGGAATTTATTATGCTCCACCCAATTATTTACGCATGAGTATGTTTTTAGAATTGTCTAGACCCAACGGAGATGTTTCTAGATGGGAAAAAGTATTTAAAAGATTAAAATTATTAAATAAGCATTATCCGTTGTATAATAAAAAATGTTTTCATACTTCTTTTCAAAGAGAGTTATCAACACAAAATGAATATAAACAAGAGGAATTATTTTATATACTTCAAAACATATTAACAAGTCAAAATGTAGTATTTTTTGGGGGATATGCGTTAAGTTTATATTCAAGATACATGCCAGATTTTATAAAAAAACAATTTCGACATATTCCTGATTTTGATATATTAGCAGAAAATCCAAAAACAACAGCAGATAATATAAAAGAAGAATTAATAAGTCAAGGTATTAAAAATGTTTCAATTATCAAACATAAAGCTATAGGAGAATTAATTGGTGTGAATTATGAAATTGTTATTGGTAAGGATACAGTAGGGTTTATTTATGAACCCAAAGCTTGTCATAGTTATAATGTTATTCGAGTTAATAAAAAAAATATTAAAATAGCTACAATTGATACTATTTTAAGTTTTTATTTGGCGTTTTTGTATGCGAATAAACCTTATTATGATACAGACCGTATTTTATGTATGGCTACTTTTTTATTTGATATTCAAGAAAAAAATAAATTACAACAAATAGGATTATTAAAAAGATTTACTATATCATGCTTCGGACATCAAGAATCTATTGAAGAAATGAAATTAGAAAAATCAAATAAATTTAAAGAATTAAAAAACAATAAAAATTTAAAAGAATTTGAAGAATGGTTTTTAAATTATCGTCCTGATAAAATACATAAAAGTAAAAAAAATATGGAAGAGCCAGTAATTGAGAAGGAGCATAAAAAAAAAACAAAAAAAAATATTAAAAAGAAAAGAAAGACAAAAAAAATGTTTGGAATATTTTAAATAAAATTGAATGAAATAATCTAAATATAAAAATTATATAATATAA